TAAAGGCTTAGATGAACTAGTGGTACGCCAACCAAGCACATCCGTAGGGACAGGACGAGCATGAGCCAAGCGTCGTTGGCGATAGATGTTCTGATATCCATATCTTTGAATAGCCTTTAGGGTGGTTAGACCATGATTGTTATTTTCTACACCCAACAAAGCGTTATTGTAGAACCAGCCAATCTCGCATAACATGTCCCCAAATAGATCAGGTTCAATACGAGCATGATAGTGGGCTACAACCATCCCAGTCCTAGCGTTAATAATGTGGGCGGAACTATAGTCGCCGTAAGATAAACCTTCCGCGACATCCGCCCCCATCACATAAGTCTCATTCAACTCAGGGTACTCCCAAACACGCATAGGACCCTCTGTGGCGAGGACAAACCCGTCGTTAGGTACAATGTGTCCACAATCAGGTTCAGAAGCCACCATAGCCCCCACAACATCCAAATCAAACACAGGGTTACCTGACTTGATAAACGCCTCATTAGGGTTCCTAGGGTATTCCTGATGCAACTGCCAAGGTGGTAAAGTTTTCTGTTTAACCTCATACCAATCTTGATTACGGTCACCAGCATCCCAAGACCAAAAGACCCCGACAAACTGGTTGGTGCCAGTTTGTGAACCAACCCATAGTTTGTGGAAGAAGTTACCACTACCGTTAGCGGTACTAAGGCAGATGACCCGACCACCCACATCGGCAATCGGTTCAATACTAGCCCACGCCTCATCAGGGTTAGGTAAGAACGCCATTTCGTCCACGACTACCAAATAGACTGATTCACCACGAGCAGGATCGTTGCTAGATGGCAACGATTCAATAGCGGACTCATTGTCAAACACCATCTTAAGTTGATGGTCTGTCAGCAAGCGTGGTCCACGAGCACGCATCCACTCGGGCAACCAACGATAACCATACTTAGACTTCTGAAGCAACTTCATTGCTTCACGCTCAGTTCTTGATAGCATAATCACAAATCTATCGGACTGAAAGAAAGTCAACCAAAAACAGTAGGCTGCCGCTAGAGTGGAGAAACCAATCTGACGCGCTTTAAGAACTACGCTATAGCGGTTATCCATCCACGAGCGTATCGTTTCAATCTGCGCTTCACGCATATCAAACTTTATTCGTCCACGCTCAGGATGTTTAATATACCAGTAGTTCTCACAGAAATGTGAGAACGCAACCACTAGATCTTCTACGGTCCCATCTTCGGGACCGCGACATAAACGCCACTCTCGTTCGTGGACAAGTTCTGATAATTCCATTATATCCTAATTCCGATGGTGATTGCTTTCTAGGTCCGAGGACGAATATATCTAGGCTTGCGCCTATCCCAAAAAGGAACCATTCTAATTCTATCATTCAAGGGACGACCCAAAACATTCCCTGAACTATCATAAAGACCATTATATTGAATATTGGGTTCATATGTTAAAGTTGGTTCGTTATAGATTATCCCAGCCATAATAAAACCTAGAAACGAATAATATAGTTTAGGACAATATAGGGTGCAAGATTGCTGAAGGCATCACCTGTGGCTGTGCCGTTACCGCCACCGCTAGTAGAAGCGGTAATGGTTGCTGTATTGTACGGACCATAAGTAGAGTTGGCAGTCAACTTGGCATCACCACCACCAAACTGACGCACAATCAAATCACCATTAGTGAGTGTGGTTGTATGTGTATGTGCAGGAAGATTAGTTGATGTCAACGCACTAGTTTTACTACCACCAGTTTCACCAACGGTATCAAACTCTACTTGACTAGCGTCGCGTCCCACAGGAACTTTGCCCTTGAGATTGGGTAGGTTGAAAGTTGTACTACCGTCACCAACACCATATGTTGTGCTTAGGACCGCAAACAAAGCCGAGTAAGTAGAACGACTAATGGCGGAACCATCAGCAATCAACCAACCCGTAGGGGCGGTTGATGTAGCCCACAAAGCAATCTCACCAACGGGATTATTAATCCGCATCTTATAATCAAGACTAGTTGTTACAGCACTAGAGTTGACCCCCACCTTAGCCTGTAGTGCTTCAATAGCATCATTGCTATTAGTGTGTTGACCACTATGGCTAGGAGAGTTTAATGCCTGACCTGATGTAGGATTAGTTAGTGCATCTAGTGATGTAGGAAAGTTAGTTGCCATTATGCTTCTCCATTATTTATTAAATTAACATACCACGCTTGCGCTTCAGCCACCAAATCCGCAGGTGTCAACCCGACAGCGTTTGCTGCATCCTCAACACTCCACAGTCCGAGCACTGCGTTCAGGGTTGCGATGACACCTTCGGTGTTGAGGGGAGTATGAATGTTGGGTGTCTCCCAAGTGTGAGTGACACCATTCGGGTCGGTGTAGTGATGAATCATGATGCTTCCTTGTATCGCAGTAGAGCATAGTTAACTGAACCAACCGATGAACCTGGGGCAGTTGTGTTCCATCCGTTCGGATTGTTTCCAAAAGCGGCTGCTGTACGACCACGAGAAAAAACGATAATTGCACCACTCGCACCGTAAGTTGAGGCGATTGCAGCGTCACCGTTAACAAGTGTTCTGACTGTCATTGTGACCGACGAGTTCGTAGCGAACAAATATGTTCCCGCTTGAAGCGTAACAGGTGTGACTTGTTTTGTAAATACACCAGTTGCGCTTGTCCCGACCGCAAGGTTTGTCGCCAATAGAACATTTCCTGTCGGTTGTAAGTTTGCGTCGGATGCGTACAAACCGAAATAGACGGTTGCATCAGAAGCAGGACCAGTTGTTACTTCCATTAGTACCATGTCAACAACGATTGGTTTGGTCACAACAAACTTTTGGTAGCGGTCGTTACCCGATGTGAGGGTGGCTGTTAATATTGAACCCGATTGTGCGTTCGGTATCCCGTACGAATATCGTGTCGTGTTAATAGTGACCGTTGCGGCGTTCGTAGATGATTCGGTGAACGCAAGAGCGTCAGCGGTCTGAGTGGAAAAGTCAGAATCAAACACCGTAGTGCCATCAATACCATTCTTTACGATTGCACGATAAACGGTGCCACTCATGAACTCAAGTGTTGAAGCACGCGCACCAATAAACAGTGGGTTACTACTTGAATAGATGTTTCCTGCGGCTCCCGCAACGGTCGCCCCAAGTTGTGTCCAAGTCGTACCATCTGATGATGTGTAAAAAGTTGCGGTACCCGTAGTTGCATTGCGGGTTGCTCGTATCCATATTGTCCCCCCATCCGACACGGTGGGGTTAGCCGTAGCAGTCTGAGACACAATGGTGGAACCATCGGAACTCCAACGAATATACGGTCTCCCAGATGTGGCGATACGCAGTTCGTATGCGTACAAACTTCCACCAAACTTTGACACAAGAGGTGCTTCAATAGTGGGTGTCCAATCGTCAAGCGCAACCTTGACCCGAATATCAATATCACCTGTAATGTCCAATGCCGCAGAATCGGGTGCCGATGCGTTGTTGGACACAAGTCCACCGAGAACAAGTCCGCTACCCGACAGATACGCTCCGCTAGTCAGTAGCGGTCGTACTGCTGAACCGACCGTAGCCCTAACAAACGCTGTCGTCGCAACTTTCGTTGAGTTATCCCCAACAGTCTGAGTTGTCGCAGTCGCCGTTGACGCCAATGCACCATCAAATCCAGCAGACGAAAACGATGCCACATTCGCCCCATCAACAGCAACCCTCAAAGTATCAACACCTGACGCAGTGGTCAGATATAAACCTGTGTCAACATTACCGATACCTAGATGTGGAGTAGCAGCAGATCCATCACTTGTCGCTGCTCCAGTAGAATCATTAAGATTAGATGGTGCAATGTGTAGACGACCACCCGAACGGATAAGTCGTGCCGCCACACGACGCAAGAAAGTACCACGACTACCCGAAGGATTAGATGTACCGCTAGGTGCAGAATCACCAAAAAATACTAGTCCCGAATTACTGCGGTCAATATCGGATTGGAATACTAAACCAATATCGCCAGCATCATCGCTACCACCCATCGTGATGTTATCAGTAGTGTGTTGACCACCAACATTCTTAAGTCGCCAAATAACTGCGCCAATAGTATCAACCGCACGAACAATATTAACAGGGCTGAGGTCAGTATAGGTTGCGCTAGTGGTTGAACCAGCAGTAAAAGTTTTTATTGTTGAACAAGTAACACCAGTCAAAGTTCCAGCAGGTGAAGTAGTAACAGTTTTGCCTGTGTATGTGAAAGATTTTTTGGTTCGGACAGAAAAGTTTGTGTATCTTTGTGCAGGTTCAACAGTGGTACCATGTTGCACTAGTCCAGCATTAGTTCCACTAAGCAATTTGTTTGCAATAATTCCGCCCACTATTGAACTATCTATTTTGGATGTGATTGGATTTGAATATTCAATTACACTACCGTCAACTTCACCAGTATATACGGCAATAAACTCATCCTCAAGAATGGCTTTCACATACATTCCTGTAGAGAAACCAGCAGTTGCAGTTGAAGCAATATACTCTGAAGTAGTGGTTCCGCCAGTATCTCTATAGATACCATAAATATCTAGAGCACCAATCGTAGCATTATAACGAACACTAATCCACGAAGCAGCACCGCCGCCAATATCGTTGTATCTAACAACGATTCCCATACCAGTTTGCAATGTCCCCGAAAATTGACAAAGAACTTCCTGACTTAATTCACCAGTGTCAACGGTAGCAATACTAGGTGCATTGTTCGTAGAACAATAAGCACCAGTAGAAGTAACCGTAAATCCTTGAGTAGGACTTGCAAACGGTGTGCGGTCCGTCCAACCAGCAGGCAATGTTCCTGCTGTAGTGAGACTGTTGCTGTACTGCTCATAAAACAAAGTACCATAACCAGCACTAGGGAACCCTGATACATCCGCAAGAGTAATCGTACCTAACGAAATAGGAAAAGAACCTGATGTTACTTGTGCTCGGTCACGAACAATCGCTTGAAAGCGATTCATTCTCAATGTAACCAAGTCAGAAGTTAAATCATTTCGTTCAATATAAACTTGAGTATCAGTACCATAACCAACATTCTGATCGTTGTGCGTGCCAGTATACGGAGTAAACTTAGATGACTGCGACCAAATCTTTCCTGAATCAGAAATCTGCGCTCTAGGATATTCTTCCGATGTAGGTTTTGCTTTAACAGTACCCGTAAAAGTAGGGCTAGCCAACCTAGCCAGCACAGGAGCAGAAGTAGTACCAATCTGTGTTTCAATAGCCTCAATAGCATCATTCGCATTAGCGTGCTGTTGAGCATGGTTGACAGTAGCAAGACTATCCGTAGCCGTAGGATTAACTAGAGCATCAATGTTTGTAGGAAAATTAGTAGTCATGATTGCCAATGCTCATTCGTTGTCGTCCTTGTATTTAGTATTCCTAGTAGTGTTTTCACAAAACGGACATTCTTTAAGATTCGCTGGAAAGAACTCCCCACAGATGGGACATTCGTTCGTTTTATTAGACGACACGCAAACGCTTTGACTGTTCACGACTAGCCATACTAGCAAGCAACTTATCCAAATCACTATCGGACAATTCACT